AAATTCTTTGTACTGTTTAATTTCCTTGTCAGCCCTTGGGTTTACAAAGCCATTTGCTGTGGAAATAAAGAATTCATTGAGTACAGTTATTACATCTTCCTCATGGTCACGCATACCAATCTGGCGAGCAATGTCTCTGTGTTTTATTGGGTTTTCGTGCAAAAAGTAAAAATCTAGCAAACGCCTGTAAGCCAAATCTTCAAGCAAAGAAAGATGGTGGGTGTGACTTTTGTAGTCACCAATGTGAAACTGGTAATAGTGCATATAGCCCGCTTTTTCAAACCCCTTAAAAAGAAACTGCGGCAGGAGAAGGGGTAACTCTTTTCAGTTGGGGGATCAATCCCAACCTAGCCGTGTTTCAAAAAATTATATACCGTTCAAGCCTTGCTGTAAACAATGACCCGACCATCGGTTCTAGGCAGTCTAACGCTATAAGCCATCTCACGCTTGCTTGTATGGCACTGCGTTTCCCAATTACGCCAATCAAACGCATTAACCGCTTTCTTTGCGGTAACCAAACCCCAGATTGTTTCAGACCCAAACCCTTTGTCAAGCGGCTTTGTGCCTTTTTCCTCAATCAAATTTTCAAGCTCTAGTGTGCGTCTGTGATGATTGACTTGGCTTTTGGAAAACTTAAGCTGAGCCATCAATTGCGCTGTGGTCATTGAGCCGCTGTCAAAAGCGGCAAGGACTTTTTCTCTTGATTTTTGAACCATTTTGGTCTTAAAGATTTGAGTTGATAAATTTGCTTTTTATAGGGCCTCTTTTATAATTACATTTTCTGCAAACCGGAACAACATCCAACGGTTTGTCGTAATCTCGATGGTCATAGCAAGAAGCAATTGATTTGCAATCAGTACATTTGAAGTTTTTTGCTGGCTGTAAAACACCTTTTTTAACAGCATTTTTAACTAATGCAATTGCTTTTTGTTGGTTTTTACCAAATTCATTTTGAATACATTGCAAACAAAGTTTTGCTAAGTGGTGACGGCCTACAATTTTGTTGCCGCAAAATTGACAATTGGATTTCATTAATCAATCACCTCAAACCATTCAGGACGCAACAACTTTAGCTGCCAGATACGCGCTTGGGGTATTGTTTCCCACAGCCAAACCGCCCCCCTGCTGATGCCTAATAGCCTGGCTAACTTGGATTGTGAACCCGCCAACTGGATTGCTTGCTGTTTAGTTATCATGTGCTAAGTATAGCCCAATAGACAAAAAAACAACAAATACCCAACTTTTTTGTGTGGACTTGCATTGTTTGTATAGATTGCTATACAATGCACCTATGCCCAACGCAATTTCGCAGGGTCTTTTAAGAAAGCAAGTATGAAACAAACTTATGTTGTTGAATTCAACACAACACAAACATCCGAAAACTGGTCAAGAATTGAATTTACTTCAATAACCAAGGCTTTAGGATTTCTTTCTTTGATGGTCAAGCGCGGCTGTCATTGCCAAATTTTTCCAACGGTGAATCATGAAAAATAAAATTTTTGACATTCTTGCCGCAGTTGCCATTGGCACTGTGTTTGCCATTCTTTTGGCATGGAGAGGCTAATGGATACAACTATCCTAAAACGCGCTCGTGTGTTGTGGACAAACCCCAACGTTCCACTCTGCACTCAACGCCACAACATCCGCGCATGGGTCAAGTCCATGCGATTTCTTGGCAACAGACATTTACTGGCAAATAAGATTATTAAGAAAGACGAATTATGAAAAAACTTGCGGCCCTAAATACGCCTACTGACATGGAAATTGAAAAACTAAAAGAGCAACTTAAAAAAGCTGATTCCAATTTAGACAAAGCATTTTTTGAAGTAAAAGAATCAATCGGGGCTGAACGAAACAATTTATACCCAATTGAACAATGTGAAGCCAATCAAGAAAAAGCCAGAAGCAATTGGAGTCAAGCTAACGCAGAAGTGCAACGCATCAGAAAACATCTTAGAGAACTCGGAGTAAGAATATGAATGAAACACCAATCGGAAAACAAATTGCCGCAGCCTTTGTCAAAGCACAAATGGCTTTTGGCCCTGCTTTAAAGACTGCCACAAACCCGCATTTCCGTTCACGCTATGCTGACCTGTCTGCTTGTGTCGAGGCCGTTATGGACGGTTTAAACCGCAACGGCATAGCTATGATTCAGCAATGCTCAGAATCAGATACCGGAGTGATCGTAGAAACCGTGTTTATTCATGAATCTGGCGAAATGCTGAACTGCGGCAAACTCCACGTTCCCGCCGTCAAGCACGACCCACAAGGTTACGGCTCGGCTTTGACATACGCTCGGCGTTACTCATTGATGGCTGCTTGCGGTATAGCGCCAGAAGACGATGACGGAAACGCCGCCAGCCGCAAGACGGAGATCAAGAAGTCTGAGGTTGATGAATCAAGAATGGCTGATATGTTGGCGGCAATCGAGGCCACCACCACTGAAGAAGACTTAAAGAAGGCTTACGTTGGGGCTTATGCTTACGCTAACGGTGAACCCACTTGGCAAAAACGTGTTATTGCGATTAAAGACAAGATGAAGGGGAAACTGTAATGGAGCAAAGATCACCAGAATGGTTTGCGGCTCGATTGGGCAAAGTGACCGCATCGCGGGTAGCTGATGTAATTGCCAAGACAAAAACGGGTTATAGCGCTAGCCGAGACAATTACATGGCCCAACTGGTTTGTGAGCGCATGACCGGAGTGCAAGGTGAGAGTTTTACCAATGCCGCAATGCAATGGGGAACAGACCAAGAGCCTTTAGCGAGAGCAGCATACGAGGCCGCACAAGACGTTTTAGTGGACGAGACAGGCTTTGTCATCCACCCAAGGATTCAAGAGGCTGGAGCGTCCCCTGATGGCCTTGTGGGTATGTTTGGGCTTATCGAGATCAAGTGCCCCAATACGGCGACACACATTGAGACTATCTTGAGCGACAAAGTGCCTGGCAAGTACATCACTCAGATGCAATGGCAAATGGCGTGTACCGAAAGAGATTGGTGCGACTTTGTGAGTTTTGACTCCAGAATGCCTGAAGGACTCCAGTTGTTTATTAAACGGGTTAAATTCGACCCTATTTATGTAAAAATGTTGGAGTATGAAATCCAAGAGTTTTTAGACGAGCTAGAAACAAAAATTAAGAACCTCAACGAAAGAAAAAATGGCCACAGTACTTAAAGAACTTAGCGTTATCACAGGCAAATACACTGACGCTACGGGCAAAGAAAAGAACCGATATACACGAATTGGGTCTATCATTGACACAAAGAATGGTGAAATGCTTAAAATTGACGTTATCCCAATGATGGAGGGCGCTTGGTCTGGATGGGCATATATCAACGATCCCCGTCCTAAAGAATCAAAAGACGAAGACATTTCTTTTTAATGGCCTAACTGGATACTCCTCCAGAAAGTCGGGTGCTGGCAGGCCATCCGCATAGGTCAAAGTCTGCCACTTTTAAGGATAAATTATGAAATTCTCAGATTTTTTTGGTGGTCACCCCTTGAACTTGTTTCCGCGAGTTCGCAAAGATGATCCGGTGACAAGTTATGAAGCGGCGGACAGCATAAAAGACAAAGCCCCAGACCACTGGGACGAAATCACGAATTGCTTAGTTAAACACGGGGCGCTAGGCAAAGACGGTATTTCTAGCAAAACAACGTTGGATCCTAACCAAGTTGCTAGGCGGTTAAGCGAGATGGAGCGCCTTGGTTTAATTGAGCAAACGGGAAATAAAGTAAAGTCAAACACGGGCAGAAATGAACGTGAATGGCAAATTTGTGTAAAATAACAGCAGGCGTTTCCGCCTCAAATTTCAAGGAAATATCATGGGCAAGATGGATTCAAGCAAAGGCGTGAAAAGCGTCACTGGCGCAACCCCACCTAAAGGTGCAACCGCATCGGATATGAGTGGTGAGCGCAAAGGCAAAATGGTCGGTGGCGTTGCTATGGGCAAAGAAGATGCTACAAGCGCTGACAAGAAATTTGACGGTGGACGTAGCTCCGGCATTTGCTACACTCACACACGGTCAGAATACCGTTAACGAAACCACGCAGTCGTGCATGACTGCGGGTTTCTAACCAACCAACTATAAGGAGTTGAATGGCTGCTGACAATTGTAAAGCCTGTAGATATTTCCAAGACCACGGGCCTATGGGAATATGCAGGCGCTTTCCCGCATACGTTAACCGCCACCATACTGAGATATGTGGCGAGTTTTCGGCGTTGCCTGTTGAAATGTTGGTTTTGCCAGTTAAGGAAATGACTGAAGTAAAAAAACAACGTGGGAGGCCAAAGAAATGAAACTTACGCCTTTACGCGACAAAATCATTGTCAAGCCAGAAAAACGAATCCAGAGTATCCTGTACGTCCAGACCGCCGAGGCTGAATCTGTGGGTTATGTGGTAGCTGTTGGCCCTGAAGCGGCTAAACACTTAAACGTGGGCGAAAAGGTTTATTTTGGAACGCTTGCCAAAGACTACGGGAATGAATACCTCAAGTTTGAGGAATTGAAGATTAACAACGAGCGCCATCTTAAAATGAGTTGGCAAGACATTTGCTTTGTGGAAGAACTATGACTGAAGACCAAATCAAAAGCCGCTTGGAAGAACTGAAAAGCCAAGCTAAAGTAATGGAAGGCAATCTCTACGCCATTCAAGGCGCTATGCAAGACTGTCAATATTGGTTAACCCAATTGGAGAGCAAAGATGCCGTCCAAGAAGAACCACGACAAGCCGATTGAGCATAAAACCACGGGTAAGGGTAAAACCTATAACCCAACGGAAAAAGGTGCGGGTATGACCGCTAAAGGTCGTGCGGAATACAATGCTAAGAACAACAGTAATTTAAAACCGCCAGCACCTAACCCTAAGACAAAGAAAGACGAGGGCCGCAAGGCATCTTTCTGCGCTCGTATGGAAGGTGTCGTTAAAAACGCTAAAGGCCCAGCGGAACGGGCCAAAGCATCACTTAAGAACTGGAACTGTTAATGAGCAAATATTGTTGTCCCAAATGCAAACAATTTAAACTGAGACTTGCTGATTCAGATAGTATGTATGTTTGTGAAAACTGCAATCTTTGGTGGTATTCAGATGAGGTGCAATCAAAATGAAACCAGGACTCTACGCCAACATCCACAAAAAACAAGAACGTATAGAACGTGAAAAGAAAGAAGGCAAGCCTGTGGAGAAGATGAGAACGCCAGGCTCCAAGGGCGCTCCCACTGCCAAAGCCTTTAAAGAATCCGCTAAGACTGCCAAAAAATGACTGAAGCCGAAACTCCCCAAAAGCGTCCAGTAGGCCGCCCATCCCTTTATGACCCCGCATATTGCGAACAAGTCATAGAGTTGGGGAAAATCGGTAAAAGCGTTGAGGCAATAGGCGCTATTTTAGGTGTCGGCACTAAAACTTTATACAACTGGCGGGATGAGAATCCAGAATTTTTACACGCCTTGGAGTTAGCCAAAGAGTTTGAGTTGCAATGGTGGGAGGATATAGCCCAAATGCACATGATTGAGAATAGGGAAAGCGACAAGATCAACGCTTCAATCTGGTCGCGCTCAATGGCTGCAAGGTTCCCAAAGAAGTACCGTGAGAGCACAAAGACGGAGATTACAGGCGCTGATGGCGCTCCACTAATCTCTGGCATACAGGTCACCTTTGTTAAGCCTGAATGAGTGAAGTCAGTGGATCAATCAAAAAAGCGGAGTTTCCTGAGAAGCTCAGTTGCCTATTTCAGCCAGCTAAGTCTCGCTATCGCGTCCTATATGGTGGTCGTGGAGGCGCTAAGTCATGGGGAATTGCTCGGGCTTTACTGATTAAAGGCGCTAAAGACCCGCTACGCATCCTCTGCGCCCGTGAGTTTATGACCTCAATGAAAGACTCGGTGCATAAGCTCTTGTGTGACCAGATAGATGACTTGAGCCTTGGCGGGATGTACGAAATCACTCAAAGCTCAATTAGGGGCAAGAACGGCACTGAGTTTTTCTTTGTGGGTTTACGGAACAACATTTCAAACGTCAAGTCTATTGAAGGGGTTTCAATTGCTTGGGTAGAAGAAGCCCAAACGGTTAGCGCAACCTCATGGAATACCCTAATCCCCACGATTCGCGCTGATAACTCAGAGATATGGGTTAGCTTTAACCCTGAGTTAGAAACAGACGAGACTTACCAGAGGTTTGTGGTCAACCCTCCTGAAAACTCGGTGGTCACTAAGATCAATTGGAATGATAATCCTTGGTTTCCTGACACGCTACGGCTTGAGAAGGACTCGCTCAAGCTACGGGATATGCAAGCCTATAACACCGTTTGGGAGGGCATATGCCGACAAACAGTGGATGGTGCGGTGTTTGCTAGAGAACTTCAGCAAGCGGACATGGAAGAACGAATTACAAGAGTAGGATATGACCCATCAAAGCCCGTACACGCTGTATTTGACCTTGGTTGGAGCGATGCGACAGCTATCTGGTTTGTGCAGTTTATCGGCATGGAAACGCGCCTTATTCGATATATCGAAGACTCGCAAAAGACGATCACGGACTACCTTGCTAAGATGCAGACATTCGGCTATGTCTATGACACTCTCTGGCTCCCACATGATGCGGAGAACAAAACCCTTGCGGCGGCGGGAAGATCAATTGAGCAAATTGTTAAAAGTGCAGGTTATAAAACAAAGATTATTCCACGCACACCAGTAGTAGATTCAATCAACGCCGCCCGTACATTATTCCGAAATTGTTGGTTTGATAGGGAAAATTGCCATGATGGGCTACAATGTTTGCGTCACTATCGCTATGAGGTAGATGCTGAAACTAAACAATTTAGTAAAAACCCGTTGCATGACCAGTACAGCCACGGTGCAGATGCCTTTCGTATGCTTGGATTGATGGTAAACGAGCCTAAGAAACGCGCTCCACCAAGGCCAAGTTATCAAATGCCTAATTCATGGATGGCCTAAATATGAGCGATTCCCAATCGGATTACGATCCAATCATTGACGAGGCTAAACAATTCCTCAAGCTCTGCAACGATGCGGAGACAATGAACCGCCAACAAGGGTTAGAAGACCTCAAGTTTGTTTCCGCTGGTGAGCAGTGGCCCGTTGAACTACAAAATAGCCGTAACCTTGAATCACGGCCCATTTTGACGATTAACAAGCTCGATGGTTATTGCCGACAAGTCACAAACCAACAAAGACAACAACGCCCACGGATTAAAGTCCACGGGATGAATAACCAAGCGGACGCAAAGACTGCGGATGTGCTAGAAGGCATCTGTCGGCACATTGAGGTTAACTCTAACGCTGATAATGCCTACGACACCGCTTTTGATTACGCTGTGCGAATGGGATGGGGTTATATCCGGCTGATTACTAAATACCTTAGTGACGAGAGTTTCGATCAGGAAATTTACATTGACGCTGTGGATAACCCGTTCACAGTTTACTTTGACCCTAATTCAACCCGCATTGATGGTTCAGATGCGGAGCGTTGCTTAATCACCACAATGATTAGCAAAGAGAAGTTCAAAGTCATGTACCCAGATGCGGACGATGGCAACGGCACATCCTTTAGCCAACGGGGAACGGGTGATTCTCAGTCTGAGTGGATTACAAAAGAGGACATTCGGGTTGCGGAATACTATTACGCTGTAATGGAAAAGGCCAAGCTCTATCTATTGAGCGATGGCACTACCCAATATGCGGATGGCAAAGACTTCTTTGCTCGGGTTGAGGCATCTGGCTTGACTATTGAAAATGAGCGCGAATCTTACAAGCGCACAATTAAATACAAAAAACTAACCGCCATCGAGATTCTTGAGGAACGTGATTGGCCTAGCCGTTACATTCCGATTGTTCCGGTTTACGGTCGTCATGTTGTAGTTGGTGACAAGCGCCACAAGTTTGGTATCGTTCGCCATGCCAAAGATGCACAACGGATGTATAACTTCTGGCAGACCACCATCACTGAATCGGTGGCATTGGCTCCAAAGGCCAAATGGATCATGGCAGAAGGCCAAGACGAAGGCCACGAAAACGAATGGGCGGCTGCTAACGTTAAATCATTCCCACTGCTCCGTTACAAACAAACGGACATTGATGGTCAACCCGCGCCTGCACCAACTCGCCTTCAGCCTGAACCGCCCCCAGCAGGCGTTATGGCGGCTTCACAGGCCATTAACCAAGACATTGCCACTCTAATGGGCATTTACGACCCGTCACAGCAGATGCCTGGCAACATTTCCGGCAAAGCCTTGAATGGTCAGCAACAACAAGTTGACCTTACTAACTTTGACTTTTACGACAACCTTACAAAGTCAATTGCTCATGTTGGTAAGATCATTCTCGACTTGACTCCTAAGATTTACGACACTCAACGGGTGATGCGAATCATTGGCGCTGATGGTAAACCGGACTTGGTGACCATTAACGAAGCCAAACAAAATGCGGAAGGCGTTTGGCAAGTGCTTCACGACCTAACAATTGGGCAATATGATGTGGTGATGGAGACAGGGCCAGGCTACAACAGCAAGCGTCAAGCCGCCGTGGAATCCATGATGCCTTTATTTTCTGGCAATGCGGAATTGTTCCATGTTGCCGGAGATTTGTTGTTCAGGAACATGGAGTTCCCAGGCGCTGAGACTATTGCCGACCGTTTGGCGGCGGCTAACCCATTGGCCCAGATTGACGATAAATCAGACATTCCTCCGCAAATACAGATGCAATTGGCACAAGGTAAACAGCAAGTTGACCAACTCAATCAGCAAGTTCAAGCAATGCAAATGGCGATTAAACAACGTCAGGATATTGAGCAAGTCAAACAAGACAACGAAACTAAACGTGAGTTGCTCCGTCAGACCGCCAAAGCGCACAACACCGAGACTATGGCTGAAGTAAAGGTCAACGACCAGAATACTCGTGCCATCACTAGCCAAAACAAGACGGAAATTGATGCAATTGTTCAGCTATTGTTGCACCACATGGACACGTCAAGACTTCAGCAAGAGATTGAAAAGCGTAATGTTGACCAATACGAAGCAATGCAAATTGCGGCACAAGACATTGAATCGGGTTCAAATCCGTTGACGCAACAATGATTTAGTGGTAGATTAACCACAAACCTTACCCGTGAGGTTCACGGGGCAAATCCTTGAGGCAACTCATGCAAAGCGAAAAAGAAGCTGGTCAGGTACTGACTAGCGAGAATGCGGCAGATTTTTACTTCTCAAAAATGGGAATAGCTCCTAAATCTGAGCCTGTGGCTGAAGTTGAGGCAACTCCTTCAGAGCCAGTTGAAGAAAATAGCGAGAGTGTTTCTGAAGAAGAAAAAGAAGCCAAACCGACAGAGGAACGTAAACCGAATCCAAAACTCGAAAAGCGTTTTACAGATATAACCCGCCAACGGGAGGAAGCGCGAAAAGAAGCGCAAACCGAACGTGACGCAAGGGTGAAACTGGAAGAAGAAGTAAAGGCTTTGCGACAACAATCAACGCCAAAAGCAACGAATGTAGAAGCAAAGCCTCAGCCAAACCAATTTGAGGATGCTTTTGAATATGCAGAAGCACTCGCAGAGTGGTCAACTGAGCAAGCGTTAGTAAGACGAGATCAAGAAGATGTAAATCGTAGGGCCGATGCGGAACGCCAAAAAGTCATTCAGACTTGGGCCTCCAAAGTGGCAACAGCGAAATCCGAGCTTCCTGATTTTGATGACATGGTGGCATCTAGTGATGTGGTCGTTCCCGATCATGTTCGTGATGCAATTTTAGAGAGTGAAGTGGGGCCACGAATTCTTTATGAACTCGCTGACAACGCTGAACTTGCTAAAAAGATCACCGGAATGTCGCTAAGTGCTTCTTTGCGCGAGATTGGAAAGTTAGAGGCAAGGTTTGAGAGCAAAACTGAGACTAAGCCAAGTAATCCTGTCGGAAGAAGTAAAGCACCAACGCCGATCAATCCGATTCGGGGCACTGGAAGTAGCATGAGTGTAGAAGTGGACTCCAATGGAGCATTCCACGGCACATATCAGGCATGGAAAGCGGCCCGTAAAGCCGGAAAGATTCGGTAACCATGTTTTTTAATTTAAGGAAATGAAATGAGCAATACTCTGCTTACCATTAGCAAGATCACCAACGAAGCGTTGATGGTCTTGGAAAACGAGTTGACTTTCACCTCAGAAGTAGACCGTAATTATGATGACCAATTCGCCGTTGTCGGTGGCAAGATCGGTAACACGGTCAATGTCCGCAGGCCAGGCAGGTTCATCGGAACAACTGGCCCCGCTTTGAACGTTGAAGACTTCAATGAGACTAGCGTTCCCGTTACTTTGTCCACACAATTCCACGTTGATACCCAATTCACCACACAAGATTTGGCTCTGTCTCTGGATATGTTCTCTGATCGCGTTCTGAAGCCTGCTGTGGCTGCTATCGCTAACAAGATTGACCGTGATGGTTTGTCCTTGGCGGCTTCTCAGACTGCCAACATTGTTGGTGTCGCTGGTACTCCTCCAACTGGTCTGATTACCTATCTGACCGCTGGCGCTTACCTCGACTCTGAAGGCGCTCCTCGTGACGGTCGCCGTTCATGTATCGTTGAACCCTTTACATCTGCCACCATCGTTGACTCTTTGAAGGGCTTGTTTGTCCCTCAAGAGGCTATTGGCGAGCAGTACCGTAAGGGTTTGATGGGCCGTGACTCTGCTGGGGTGAATTGGAAGCTCGATCAGAACGTTGTGTCTCAGACATTCGGTTCTTGGTCGGCAAACACCATTGCTTGCAACGTGACTACCGCCACTGGCTTTCTGACCTCCGGTTGGGCACAGTATTCCACCATCGCTTTGACTGCTTCATCTGCTTCTACCCTGAATGCGGGTGATGTGTTCACAATCCCTGGTGTGTTTGCTGTTAACCCACAAAACCGTCAGTCTTATGGCAAGCTGCGTAACTTTGTGGTTCAGTCCACCACTGCTGTTGGCACTTCTGCTACTAACGTAGTGGTTAGCCCCGCCATCATCACTAGCGGTCAGTTCCAAAACGTCAACGTGACTACTACCAGCTCACAAAACATCACAGCGTTTAACAACACTGGCGTGTCTAGCCCACAGAACATAATGATGCACCGCAATGCGTTTACGCTGGCGGTGGCTGACCTGGAGTTGCCTGATGGCGTTCACTTTGCTGGTCGTGCTAGTGATAAAGAAATTGGATTGTCAATGCGTGTAGTACGTCAATATACAATTAACAACGATTCAATTCCAACACGTTTGGATGTGCTTTATGGTTGGGCGCCTCTCTATCCTGAGTTGTCTTGCCGCATTGCTGCTTAATCATTTTTAAAGGAAAAATATCATGGCTAATCCAGGACCAGCTTCCACCATTGCCGCCCACCCACAGAATGTCTTGTCAAACCAAGCTCTGCGCGTAATCGGCACAATCAAAAACGTTCCCGCTAACGCTGTTGCTAGCTACGCAATCCCTGTCGCCAACTCATCGGTGTTCTTGTTGCAATCCCTGATTGTTACTAACCTGAACAACGCTGGCGCTGCCGTAACCCCAACGGGTTTGGCTATGGGCATTGCTACAACTTCTGGCGGTTCTAGCTTGTACGGTGCTATCACCGCTGCAAACTTGGCCTCTATTGCTGGCGCGTCTTTGGTTGCTCCTACTGCTCAAACAACTGCAAACACTGTTCAGAATTTGTACCTGAACGTGACTGCGGCTTTGACCACAGCAGTGCCAGGCGCTACCTTTGACGTTTACGTCTACGGTTACGACTTCAGCGTCCCATTCTAAATAGGACGTTATGCTGAAAGAAAAAGCCGTCCTCAAAAGGGGTGGCTTTTTTCTTTTAAAGGTATAATTTAAACATTCTGCAAAGGAATAATCATGGCAAATTCTCAAGCTATTGGCGCGGCTTACTTAGATCAAAACATCATTGGTGCTAATTATTCGCTCGTAAATTCGGTTACTGGTCAAGTTGGTTACACAACCGGAAGCCCATCAATTTCCGTCACATCTGTTACTCAAATTACAAGCAAAGCAACTGGCGTAACTATCAATGCAGCCGCTGGTCAAATTGTTACTCACAATGCTGCTCTCGCAGCAGGTGCTGAAGTGGCATTTGTGGTTACAAACAATATGGTTAGCGGATACGACATTCCTGTTTTGGCTGTTGCTTCGGGCGGCGCTACCGCCGGAACTTATTTGCTTTCTGTTGCCGCAGTTGCAAATGGTTCATTTACTGTTGTAATTTCCAATTCAAGCACTGGCTCTTTGAGTGAAGCTCTGACGCTGAATTTTGGCATCTTGCACGTTGCTCAACTGTAATCATGTCTAACACTACTGTAATCCGAATTGGTGGCAAAACCGTAGCACTCAGTGTTACGGCTTCTGCTCACGCTGCGGTGCAGTTGACAGGAAACACAAATGACCAAATTAACTTCGTTTCGTGCCTAAATACAGGTGCTGTAAGCGTAGCGATTCGGTTTAGTCCACTGTCTACTGATGCGGCAACGTTGCCTGTTGATGGAACCGTTGGTGACTTTTTGTTACCTCCGCTAATGACAAGGCCAATTGTTTTGGCTTGTCCTCCTATTAATATGCAAATCCCATGCTATGTAACGGCTATCGGCTCTGCCGCTGGCCCAAGCCTAGTTTATTTGACTCCAGCAGTGGATCAATCGTAATGAATAGCGCCACTCCGGTGGCGTTTTTTTTGACTGCAAGGTAATCCTATGGGAAAAATAGTCTTTAGCTCAACACTTGGCGGTCAAACGAATGTGGTCGCTCAAGAAACAGCGTCCACATATTCTTTAACTTTGCCTTTAGTGACAAGCACATTTGCAACCACTACGGGCACAGAAACTCTTACAAACAAAACATTTGTTAGCCCCGCATTAGGCACTCCGGCAAGCGTTACGCTGACAAATGGCACAGGCTTGCCTTTGTCCACGGGTGTAACCGGAATCTTAGCTGTTGCTAAAGGTGGATCAGGAACCGCAACTCCGTCCTTGGTCGCTGGCTCAAACGTCACCGTAACGGGCACATGGCCTAACCAAACAATTGCGGCTACGGGCACTGGCGTTACTTCGGTAACCGGAACAGCACCCGTGGTGTCCTCCGGTGGCACTACACCCGCAATTAGCATGGCGGCGGCAACTACCTCGGTTAATGGTTACTTGACCTCAACCGATTGGACTACGTTTAACGGAAAATACTCTACCGGAGGTGCTTTAGGCACTCCGTCTTCGGGTACGGCTACAAACTTAACCGGATTGCCTCTTACCACTGGTGTAACGGGTGTTCTTCCGGTTGCAAACGGCGGTAACGGAACGGCAACTCCGGCTCTAGTAGCGGGTACAAACGTAACGATCTCAGGCACTTGGCCTAATCAAACAATTAACTCAAGCGGTAGCGGCTCTGGCACAGTCACTTCTGTTGCGACAGGAACTGGCCTTACTGGTGGCCCAATTACCACAACAGGCACAATTGCCTTGGCAAACACTGCGGTAACTGCTGGCACATACACGGCTGCCAACATTACCGTTGATGCCCAAGGCCGTATTACAGCGGCTGCTAACGGCTCTGGTGGCGGTGGTGGTACGGTTACCTCCGTTGCTGCAACAGTGCCTTCGTTTTTGTCTGTTACCGGATCGCCCATCACAACGTCAGGCACTTTGGCAATTTCGTACAGCGGAACAGCCTTGCCAGTGCTTAACGGCGGTACAGGCGTTACAACTTCAACCGGAACGGGCGATGTAGTGTTGTCTACTTCGCCAACACTGGTAACACCATTGTTAGGCACACCGACTTCGGGTGTAGCCACTAACCTGACAGGCTTGCCCTTAACCACGGGTGTAACAGGCACTTTGCCACTTGCCAACGGTGGCACAGGCCAAACCACTGCGGCGGCGGCTATTACGGCCCTAACAGGCTCACAAACAAGTGCTTATTATTTGCGTTCTAACGGCACAAATGCCACGTTGTCGGCGCTTGCTGCGGCTGACTTGACAGGCACTGTTGCTATTGCAAGCGGTGGCTCTGGTCAAACTACTGCACAAACAGCAATGAACGCATTTGCGGGTGCTGTGACTTCTGGCTCTTACCTTCGCGGTAACGGCACAAACGTGGTCATGGCAACAATCCAAACTGCGGATGTGCCTACGCTGAACCAAAACACCACGGGAACGGCTGCTAACGTAACCGGAACCGTGGCAATTGCTAACGGCGGTACAGGCCAGATAACAGCGGCGGCTGCTATCACTGCACTGACGGGCGCACAGACCTCGGCTTATTACTTACGGTCAAACGGCACAAACTCAGTCTTGGCGGCGCTGGCGGCGGCTGATGTGACGGGCACTTTGGCGGTGGCTAACGGCGGTACGGGTGTAACGACAAGCACAGGCACAGGTTCTGTTGTTCTATCGACCTCACCGACTTTGGTTACTCCTTTGCTTGGTACGCCGACATCCGGTGTGGCAACCAACTTAACTGGATTGCCACTGACCACAGGTGTCACAGGAACCTTGCCTGTAGCCAACGGCGGTACTGGCCTCACAACCCTGACTGCTGGTTATATCCCATACGGCAATGGCACATCGGCATTGGGCAACGAGTCCAATCTGTCTTATGACGCTACAAACAACCGCCTAAGTGTGGTTGGTACGGGTTACAGCCCTAACATTGCTTTGACTGATGCGGCTACAGTCGCTTGGGACACCACAACAGGCCAAGTGGCTACCTTCACTTTTGTGTCCACAAACAGGACGATGGGAGCGCCTACAGGTCTTGTGTCTGGCGCTTTTTATGCTCTGGCAGTGATTCAAAACTCTGGTAGCAACACACTGACTTGGAATTCAATTTTCAAGTGGGCCTCTGGCACAGCGCCAACACTGTCCACTGCCGCATCTGCCAAAGATTACTTTGTGTTCCGAACTGACGGTACAAACTTGTACGAGCAAGGCCGTTCACAGGCGGTTGCATGACCTTTCCCGTCTTATCAGCTAACGGCCCATCGGGTTACAACTTAACCCGTTCTTTGCGGTTTCGCTCTAGCGCAAGTGCGTATTTGAACCGCACACCCGCCACGGCTACAAACCGCACAACATGGACATGGAGTGGGTGGGTTAAATTGTCTGTTAATGGAAATATTAACAGTATTTTTACAACGCGCTATGTTGCTTCTGGCCCAAGTGCTACGGGTATTCGTTTTCTTTCTGGAAATACACTTGATGTATTTCAGTACACAAGTGGTTCGCTTGATTGGCAAGTAACGTATACGCCTGTTTATCGTGATCCATCTGCTTGGTATCACTTTGTCATTGCGGTAGATACAACACAGGCTACATCTACTAACAGGGTTAAATTCTATGTTAATGGCGTTCAAGTAACTGCCACTACAACCGGATCGTATCCCACGCAAAACAGCAACACTTACGTTAATTCAACTAATAATCACGCAATTGGTACATTGATGTATGGGGACGGGCCAATTACTCCAATTCAAGGACTTGACGGTTACACGGCTGAAGTCAACTTTGTTGATGGTCAAGCCCTAACCCCATCATCGTTTGGCTCAACCAACGCTACCACAGGCGTATGGCAACCTGCTAAATACACAGGCACATACGGCACAAACGGGTTCTACCTGCCTTTCACAGACAACTCTGCGCTGACTACCGCATCCAATGCAGGTCTAGGCAAAGACTTTTCGGGCAACGCCAATTATTGGATAACCAACAACATCAGCATTACTGCGGGTGCAACATACGACTCGATGACTGATGTGCCGACACTGACCAGTGCGACTGCGGCTAACTTTGCTGTATGGAATCCTAATTATAAAGACACTACAGCAAATACAACATCTACTTCAAATGCCAATTTAACTACAAATGGTCAATTTGCGTTTTCAAGTATAGGCGTAACAACAGATAAATTTTATTTTGAATTAACGATTGGAAGTGCAAATAATCAATTTGTAGGAGTTTGTGCATCGCCATATGCAGGTGCAAATTTAAGAGCCTATAACAAAGATGGCACTTATTACACGGGTTCTGGTTGGATTTCTTATGGTGCTACATATACAACAAGTGATGTGATTGGTGTTGCGCTTGATATGACTAATCAAACAATTGAGTTCTTTAAAAATAATACAAGTCAAGGTCAAAAAACAAGCATAGGTTTATCAGGTCAAACAATATTCCCAATGATTTATGTTGAATCAAGTGGCGGCATAACAGTCAACTTTGGTCAACGCCCATTCAGCTACACCCCACCAAGCGGCTTTGTTGCGCTGAACACATACAACCTGCCAGCAAGCACAGTTCCAAACGGTGCGGTTTACATGGCGGCTACGCTGTACACGGGTACGGGTGCATCCTTGACTGTTGCTAATACTGTAGGATCGGCATCCTTTCAGCCTGATTGGGTGTGGATTAAATCGCGTTCTGCGGCTACCGATCACAAGCTGACTGACGTTGTACGCGGCGTGACCAAAGCGTTAGCTACAAATCAAACAGTCGCAGAAACAACAGATACTCAAGGTTTGACTGCATTTGGTTCTACTGGCTTTACAGTGGGCACAAACACTGACTACAACAACTTGTCAGCAACGTATGTTGCTTGGCAATGGAAGGGTGGCGGCACTGCTGTATCCAACACCTCTGGCTCTATCACATCATCTGTAAGCGCCAACACGACATCTGGGTGCAGTGTTGTAGGTTATACGGGTACAGGTGCTAACGCTACTGTAGGGCATGGATTGGGTGTGGCTCCAAGCATGATTATTGTTAAAACAAGATCAGTCGCCGCAAACGATTGGCGGGTATACCACGCCTCACTTGGTGCGACAAAATACATCAATTTAAATGAAGCACTTGCAGCAGCGGTATATGCTTTAAATTGGAATAATACAGAGCCAACATCATCAGTATTTACCATTGGTACTAATAGTGCAGTAAATACTAGCGCAGGAACTTATGTCGCCTACTGCTTTGCCGCAATCAAAGGTTTCAGCGCATTTGGTAGCTACACGGGCAACGGGTCTGCTGATGGGCCGTTTGTGTACACGGGTTTTCGTCCCCGTTGGATTATGCTAAAAAACTCCAGCGAGGCTTATGACTGGTATGTATTTGATACATCAAGGAACACATACAACTTGACAAACATCAGTTTGTATCCTGACCTTAACATTGCTGAAGGCACATCAAGCGTTTCAGTGTTAGATGTTCTGTCTAATGGATTCAAAATGCGAGGCGCTTCTGGTGGAACAAATCCGGTCAGTACTTCTACAATGATCTACGCCGCCTTTGCCGAAAACCCATTTCAAAATTCTTTAGCAAGGTAACCCCATGTTTGCAATCGTCCAAAACAACACCATTGTCCAACTCGTACCAGAGGGTACAGCATTCACACTTGATGATGTGCAATACCCTGCCAACTGGTGCAACCTGTCTACCCCTGAAGAAAAGACCGCCATCGGCATGGTCGATGTGATTTACGGTCAAGCACCGTCAGACATCTATTATTGGGTAACGCAGAATGCGCCAGCCTTGGTTGACGGGCAAGTTGTAGTCACTTACACCTCAACCCCCAAAGACTTGGACGCTACCAAGGCCAATTGCAAGTCACAGATCAACGCTACGGCTTACAGCCTCTTGTTGCCAAACGATTGGATGGTGGTTAAGGCCACTGAAACAAGCACACCAATTGATCCAGCGTGGAATACTTGGAGACAATCCATCCGTACAACGGCGGCTGATTATGTAACTGCAATCATGGCGGCGGCTGATATGCCAGCCCTTGAGGTAGTGATGGGTAATGTTACTTGGCCTCACGACCCTGATTATGTTGAGCCACAAGCACAAGGTCAAATATGATTACTTGGTCAATTGACGCAATGAACTGCTATCCTGATGTGGATGGCAAAAAAGACGTTGTTTTTAATGTCTTTTGGCGTTGTTCTGGCACAGATGGAAATTACAATGCTTCTGTGTACGGATCGGAACAAATTAGCGCCACATCCGAGTTTACGCCTTATGAATCGCTAACCCAAGACCAAGTAATTGGATGGGTAAAAACGGCATTAGGTGATAAAGTGGCATTGTGCGAGGCTGACGTTACAAAACAAATCGCAAATCTTGCGAATCCACCGATTAAAACCCCTGCGTTGCCTTGGTAAAGGATAAACATGACAGTCAACATTTCTTCTTATGCTGGCGCTGGTTGGCAACTCTTTGACAATAACGGAGTGCCTTTAAGCGGTGGATTTCTCTACTCTTATTCGGCGGGAACAACAACTCCGGTTGCGACCTACACCTCTGCATCTGGGCTTATCGCCAACGCAAACCCTATTGTTTTAGACGCATCGGGTCGCATTCCTTTTGAGATTTGGCTAACCGCCGGAGCAAATTACAAGTTTGTTTTGAAAGACTCTACGGGTGTTCAAATTGGCTCGTATGATGACATTCCTGGCGTAAATGACCAATCTGCTGTTACAGCCCAAATTGCGGCTTTAGCGGCTTCTTATGCGGCTCCCACAGGTTCCAATTTGATTGGATATTTAGCAACTGGCTCCGGTGCGGTTGCTTCAACTGTCCAAACCAAATTGCGTGAACAAATTTCCGTTAAGGATTTTGGAGCTAAAGGTGATGGGACAACAGATGACACGGCGGCTATTCAAGCCGCAGTCGCCGCATCTTCAGGTAAAGCGTTGTATTTTCCGGCGGGCACTTATATTGTTTCCGACATCATTACGCTAGTAGCAAATTCTGTTGTTTACGGTGACCAAGGTATCACAACCTTAAAACTAAAAGCAAAAGTATATACGGCGGCAAACGTCAGTATTTTTGTATTGACCGGAATTTCAAACGTTTACATTTATGGATTGATTTTTAACGGAAATAAAGGAAACATTGGTTCTGCTAGAAATCCTATAAACACCGTATATAACACCGTAAAAGTAACTTTTGATACCTGTGAATGGATAGCTTGTGAAGGCATTTGTTTAAATGTGTCAACCACTACAGATAGTTTTGCTGTGCTGAATTGTCGATTCATTAGTTGCGGTGGTGCGACGGATAACTCGGACGGTTATCGTAATCAAGCAATTGCGTTTTCTTCTAGCGCAGGGGCAAGATCAAAAGACATTGAGATTACAGGCAATTATTTCTTTGCTCAAGGTCTGGACTGCATTTCAATGTGTAACCTTGACGATGTGGTGGTGGCTAACAATGCCGCTTATGATTCTTATTCGTTTTTGTTTAACACGCCATCACCTTACCGCACAATCAACTTGGCTGTTACAGGTAACGTAATTTACAACACAAACCAAGGTTCGCTAAACAATGCAGTTAACCCCGTAGCAATTGATTTGCCTAGAGTGTCTAACGCTACGATTACGGGCAATTCAATTTTTAAATGCGAACAATCCGGTATTGGTATTTTCGATGACTCAAGTAACGTAGTTGTGTCAGGAAACAGTTTGGTTGATTGCGGATACAAAGGCGTATCATGGTACGGCGGCATTAGCGTAGGCGGTGGCAATGGAACCGCCTCTGGCATTTATGAAGTGGTTGTTTCTAACAACACCGTAATTTCAACAGGGACATATACAAACATGAAGTTTGGTATTTTGTTGGATAACGATTTGGAAGCAGTCATTATTTCTAGCAATAACCTTGTCAATTACGTTACGTCAAAGTATGGGTATTACGCATATACGACAATACCTGGCGCGGCTAACGTTTTTGCTTTGACTACAAACGCAAACATATCGGCAACTACGTTGATTAACGACTTTGATGCCTACACCCAGACAATCACAAATTGGCGTAAAGCAAATACTTTGACGGGATATTATTTCAACGGCACTAAGGTAGTCGGAATTCAACAAGCGGCAATTGCTAATTCGGGAAGTGCGACTACGGATGCTATTCTTGCCGCCCTTCGTGCCCACGGTTTGATTGCGACATAAGGACAGACATGACAACAGCATTGGACATTGTTAGCCGAGCATTAAAAGACATTGGGGCTTTGGAGGCGGGTGAAACCCCGTCTGCTGATTCCGCACAAGATGCGTTAGATATGCTGAACGATATGCTTGGGCAGTGGTCTAACGAGGACATGATTGTGTATAACTTCACGGAGATTATTTTCCCTGTGATTGCTGGTCAAACCCAATACACAATTGGCCCTAATCCTTCAACTCTAAATTTTATCGGTGCGTCTTTTACGGGGTCTATTGCCGGAAACGTTTTAACCGTAACAGGCATCCTTTCGGGTGCTGTTGCCCAAGGGCAAACCCTAAGTGGGACGGGTATTGCGGCGGAAACAAAAATTACCCAATTTTTAACGGGTGCGGGTGGTAACGTAAATGAACAAGGAACGTATCAACTGAACAACTTTCAGACCGTTGCTTCTACAACTATTACGGCCTACTACCAAAAGCCTTTAAGCATCAATTCGGCTTTTGTGCGGGTGAACACTAGCTCTAATGGTCAGCCAATTCTTAACGGTGGGCTTGACTATCCGGTGTCGGTTTTGTCGCTTCAAGAGTATGAGTTGATTGGTTTAAAAACATTAAACGGCCCTTGGCCTAAAGCGTTGTACTTTAACGCCGGAGAAGATTCGGGAAACCTTTTTGTTTGGCCCAATCCCTCTCAAGGTGAAATGCACTTGTTTGCAAATACGGTGTTTAGCCCGTATGAATCATTGGCAACTCCCGTTGTGCTTCCGCAAGGCTATTCAATGGCCCTTAGATGGTGTTTAGCCGAGCGCATGATGCCTATGTATGGCAAAGCCTCACAAACCCAAATCGGCATGATTATGAAATTTGCCGCCCAAGGTAAGGCTACATTGAAGCGCACAAACATGGGGCCGCAACAAGTTGCACAATATGCGGATGCTTTGTTAGTTGGCAGAGCAAAAGATGCGGGATGGATTCTTAGCGGCGGCTTCCTGAGATAAGGACACAATATGCCAGATTTTGGTTTTGTCGGAGCGAGTTATGAAGCGCCATCTATTTATCAGGATGCTCAAGAGTGTATAAACTTTTATCCTGAGATTGACCCCACCAAAGCGCCTGGCTCTCGTGGCGTTGTGGCGCTTTATCCGACTTCGGGTTTGGTTACCAAAGCTCAACTCGCTTCTGGTGAGATTCGGGCGCTTCACGCAATGTCGGGTGGGGAATGGTTGATAGCTGTCTGTGATCGGTTTGTGTACAAAATTGACAATTCTTTTACGGCTACCCAAATAGGCACAATTAACACCTCTACTGGTTACGTCAAAATAACGGACAACCAAACCACTGATAACGGTTTAACCGCTTACATTGTGGACGGTGTGGGTCGATATACATGGATTAAAGGCACAGACACGTTTGCCGCCCTACCTCCTTCTGATGGCCCGTGGACGGGTGCTAGTTCTTGTGATGTGGTTGACAACTACATTATCTATAACCAACCGGACACGCAATTATGGGCGGCTACCGATCTCGGGTTAGCGGTTAGCACTACGGGTTATTACGGGTCTAAAGATAGCGCACCGGACAATTTGGTGGCTTTGATTGTGGATCACCGTCAAGTTTATTTGTTGGGTGAAGTGACCTCCGAGGTGTGGGTTGATGTGGGCAACCAAATTGCCGGAATTATCACGTTTCCGTTTCAACGCATTGCGGGCACGACCATGCAACATGGATGTGCCGCCAAGGGGTCTATTGCTCGATTTGCCGAGAGTTTTGCGTTTGTTGCTAAAGACTCCCGAGGAACCGCAACTATTGGTGTAATGACCGGATACGCTTATCAAAAGATTTCTACTCATGCGGTTGAGAATACGCTTGTCGGCAAAGTTATCTCCGATGCTGTTGCGTACACTTATCGGCTTGAGGGTCACGAGTTTTATGTGGTCACATTCCCAAGCGTTGATTTGACATGGGTTTACGACTTGGCAACCGAGCAATGGCATAAATGGTTGTCGTTTTCCAACGGTGCATTTCATCGCCATCGGTCTAATTGCGGGGCTTTCTTTGCCAACCAAAACATTGTTGGTGACTACGCAAATGGAAAGATTTACAGCGTCCAAAAGGAAGTCTACACGGAAGACGGACAGCAAATTAGAAGGCTTCGTAGAGCGCCTCATTTGGTTAATGACTTTCAAAGGGAGTATTTTGATGAGCTTCAGATTCAATTCCAACCTGGGGTTGGGACAACTGGAGCCACCAACACCTCTGGGGGCGATTTGTATATTGCTCCTTATGAAACGTTCTTAATTGGCCCATCTGAAATTGTGTTCATTGGTGGGGAACACATTGTCAATTCCGACATTACCTTTAATCCGCAAGCAATGTTGCGGTGGTCTAATGACGGTGGTTCAACATGGTCAAATGAGCATTGGACAGCTATCGGTAAACAAGGAAAGTACGCAAATCGCGCTATTTGGCGGCGTTTGGGCATGGCGCGAGATCGGATATTTGAGGTTGCAATTACCGATCCAGTGAGGGCGGTCATTATTTCTGCCAATTTGAAAAGCTCTGTGGGTGAAAACTGATGGCGGTTAACACCAATATTGTTTTTCCGCAGTCGCCGTTTTTGGATGGGACTACGGGAAGACCCGCACGAGAGTGGATAGTTTGGCTTCAATATCCTCAAGTTGTTTCAATTAACCTTGCAAACGCCCTTAGTGTGTCTTCCGGCGGTACGGGGTCAAGTGCCATCCCTACCAATGGTCAAACGCTAATTGGTAACGGTACGGCTTATGTGGCGGCAAATATTACTCCCGATTTGGGAATAGACATAACCAATGGTTCCGGCTCAATCACCATCAAGAACACTGGCGTTTTGTCGTTCAATGCCGGAACAACGGGGTTAACCCCTAGTTCTGCCGCTACGGGTGTAGTCACATTGGCGGGCACTCTAAACGTAACAAACGGTGGAACGGGCATTACTGCGGTTCCGCTTGGCAATTTGGTGTTTGGTAATACTTCAACCCAATTAGCTTACGACCCTGAACTGTACTGGAGTTCAACCTTAAAAGACCTTCAAGTTGTTACGTTGTCTTCTAACGTCAAGCGGTCATTTACGGCATTAAGCGCAACGGCATCAATGTCAATGGGGATTGATTCGGTCAATCAAGGGTTTTTGTATTCTCAAAATTCCATGTTGGGATACACAAACAACACCGAAAAATTTCGTGTCGATACGGCGGGCAACTTTGGTATTGGTACGGCATTGGCTTACCAATACGGCAAGTTAACCGTTTTTGGTGGAAATACAACTTCGGTCTTTCATCTCTCAACAGGACAAACAAACTTTAAAGCGGTTGCTGACCTTGCGGCATTGTCTACAACCGTGGGTTATGGGTTTTGGTCTACGTTTGGAAGCGGAACGGATTACGTTCCTAGACGCTCTGCGGACATTTATTCTGGATTTAATGGCGGCACTTGGGGCACTGAGTACCTTACGTTCGGCGTGGGTTATGGCGGGTCTAACAACAATGCCGCCAACATCACAACCGAGCAATTAAGAATAAATGCCAACGGTGCGGTTTCTTGGGGGTCTAGCGGCACGAACTACGGCGTGTCGGGGCAACTCCTCATGTCCGGTGGAAACGCCCCTCCTGTCTGGCAACAAAGCCTGTATTACGATACGGGGCCACATACTTTACAAAACGTCACATTGGGAACAGGCGTTTATCAAGCGTTTACCGCTTTGAATGCCGGAGCATATACGGCGGTTGGGATTGATGCTTACAACAACTCATTCCTGACGGCTCAAAATGATTTTGTGTTGAACGCGGGTGGTGCGGAAAGAATCCACGTTACGGCGGGTGGTGCGTTTTACTGGAATGGAACATTGGGCGCTTCTGGCTCATTTGTCGCTACGGGTAAAACGGTAACCGTTTCTTATGGAATTATTACGTCAATTGTATGAACGAATTAGACCTTCCGACCCATGTAAGCCGAGAGCAAATTGAGCGTCTTCAGTCTGAAATGGTGGCTATGCCCCAAGCGGAACTGACTACGGAGCATCACTTTAGCCCTGGGATGTACATGAGAAAGGTATTTCGACCTGCTGGCACATTGATTGTGGGAAAAGTTCATAAAGAACCCCACTTTTTTTTATGTGCAAAAGGGGAGATAATTGCATGGACGGAAAACGGAATGAAAAAGCTACAGGCAGGGGATGTTATTGAATCCAAGCCTGGCACAAAGCGGGTCACTTTGGCTGTAACTGACGCAATTGGCGTTACGATTCACAGAACTGAGAAGACCGATCTTGATGAGATTGAGGCGGAATTGATTGAACCTGATTCAATGGCTTTATTTGATTCATCAAACAAATTAAAAGTATCGTTGGATTTACAGAAACTGGAGAATTAATATGACATGGGTAGCAACAGCAATTGCGGTATCGGCTGGCGCAAATCTTCTTGGCGCAAGTATGCAATCTAAAGCTGCCTCAAGCGCGGCAGATAAACAATCAGAGGCTGCTCGATATGCGGCTGATCTTCAGCAAAAGCAATTTAATTTAATTAATGAGCAGCAAGGGCCTTACCGACAGGCGGGTTATTCTGCGCTAAATGAAATAGGCAAGCAAATGCCTTATTTTACGCATCAGGTAACGGCTGAAGACTTAAGATCAATGCCAGGCTTTACCTTTGGCCTTGAGCAAGGCGTTGGCGCTAATAAACAAATGGGTAACGTGGGCGGCGGTGGAAGCAACATTACCCGAGGCGCTGAAAAGTTTGCTACGGACTACGCCACAAACGTGGGTCTGCCTCAGTACATTAGTCAACGTCAAGGCATTTACAACACCTTGGCGGGGATTGCGGGGATTGGTCAAACCGGACAAACTCAAGTCAACCAAGCGGGTATGAATGCGGCCTCAAACATAGGCGGTGCTGGTATGGCGGGTGCGGGTTATCAAGCGGCGGGTCAAATTGCTGGCGCTAATGCTTACAGTGGCGCTTTAAGTAACATGGGCAATGCCGGAATGATGTATAGCTTAATGCAACCAAAAACACCAGCAGGTTATGGAAATGTTGTTCCAAATAGTTACATGAGTGATATTGGATAAATTATGGCTGAATTAAATTTTCCAACTGCCGCTGCTGCTGGTATTAAACCAACGCCTCAAATGTCGCTTATGGATATGCTGAACATGGCAAGGGGCGTTCAGTCCTATCAGCAAAGCCAGCAGATGAACCCTATTGAGTTGCAAAAAGCTCAAGCGGAATTAAGCAAATATCAAGCGTTGTCGCCTTTAGATATTGAAAAAGCAACGGCTGAAACTAAAGTTGCAACGCAAACTGCGCCAACACGAATTGAAGCACAACGGTTTGCCACAGAAACCGCTGGTGTTGGTACTGAATCGGCAAAGATGAAGTTTGCCAACGAACAAAGTACAGCAATTTCTAACCGTTTAACAGGATTGATTAACAATCCTTTAGTAATTGCTTCACAGGAAAACCCTCAAGCAGTCAATAAAGATCAATTAGCTAGTACTCTTAAAAAGTATGCTGAAGAACAAGCCAAGGCTTTAGGCATTCCCAAGGAACAAGCCGATAAATTGATTGAGCCTTATCTTGAACAAGCAACAACAAACACTGCTGGTTTACGTCAGTTCTTAAAAGAAAAACTGTTAACTACTTTAGATCAAAGTGCTCGCCTTGGTGCAATTGAGCCTAAAGGTCTTGGTGTTACCACTGGTGTGGGTGGCTATACAGTGCAGACGGGGCAATTTGGCACTCAACAACCTGGGCAAATATTGCCTGGTACTGCTTATGAATCTCAAATTCCTACTGGAACAGCAATTACATTGGGTGAGGGTAATCCTTACGGTTTGCCTGTTGGAACTCAAATTCTTAAACCGCCAGTTTCACAAACTCCACAAAATGCTGGCCCCACAATTGGCGCTTTGGCTCCACAAGTTGCAAGCACAATAGCGGCTAACACCGCTGTTGCAAATGAAGATTGGAAACAAACAACGGCGGCGGCTCAAACAGCACCGCAACGTATTGCCACATTCCAAAACATCAAAAAACTTGCTCCAGAAAGTTTTACTGCTGTGGGCGGGGAAAAGAAAGCATTGGCATCAGGTATTGCTAATGCGCTTGGAATCTCTGCTTATGAGGCTGAAAACACAGCCACTCAAGAGTTAATTAAAAATACCAAATTGCTTGCTATTGCTGGCGGCAATACGGATGCGGCTCGTCAATTGGCTGAAGCGGCTAATCCAAATAACAAGATGAATGTCCCTGCAATCAAGAACATTGCAGATATGATGATTGGCGTTGAAAAGATGAACCTTGCAAGGCAAAAGTATTTGGCTTCTGCTCGTGACAATCCATCAACTTATCAACAAAAGATGCAAGAATTCATACCGTTTATGGATTCTCGCTTGTATCAAGAAATGACAGCAGAAGACGTAAAGAAATTAAAATCTTCAATGTCTGCTAATGAACAAGCGGAAATTAGTGCAAAGATTAAAAAAGCGCGGCAACTGGGGATTCTTTAATGGCAACACTAGCTGATCTTTGGGAAACTGAAGCCCCTGCCAAAGGTGGCTTAAACGCTGATTTATCCACTAAGTTGGATGAAGCAAAAGCGGCTTACAAAAAAGAGTTTGGCAAAGATTTGCCGATTACTAGCGGTTTTCGCACAATGGCTGAACAACAACGGTTGTTTGATGCTCGTAAATCAAACCCTAATTTGGTAGCGGCTCCAGGCACAAGTTTGCATGAAACTGGTGATGCTGTTGATATTTCATCAAAAGTGCCTAATGATTTTTTAGCGCGATTTGGGTTGCATCGTCCATTAGGGGCAAAAGACCCTGTTCACGTTACTTTGATGCCGCAAAAATCTGAAGGCAACACATTGGCTGATTTGTGGGATAAGACCCCAACAACACAACCAACACAACCAACACAGACCACACAACAACCAGAGCAACCTGGCATTTTGCAACGTGTTCTGCAAGCTAAACAAGACATTCCGTCTTTCTTGGCATCTGCTGCTGATGTTGTTGCTAGCGCTCCATCAGCTATTGCAAGTACTGTTGGTTATGGTGCTGGTCGCTTATTTGGTTTGTCTCCTGATGAAGCCACCGCCGCATCCCAAATGGTTGCACAACCTTTAGCTCAACCCGTAGGCCGAGCAACTGGTTTAGCCAAGACACAAGGTTATAAACAAGCGGCTCCAACTCAATTGATGGAGTACATTGGTAAGAATATTGGTGAGGGCGCTCAATCTATTGCCCAAAAATTTGGTGTCCCTGTTGCTGACGTTGAGAACGCAATAAATGCGGCAATGATGGCGGGTGGTGCAGTAGCGCCTAAAGTTGTCCGAGGTGTAAAGGCTGCCGCTGCTGAATTGCAACCACAAATGCAAGCTCAATTTGAAGCCAAAGGCGGGATGCGTTCAGGTGGTGCGGCGGCGGCAACCAATGAATCTACAATTCAAGCAGCTATTTTGGCATCTAGTCCTGAACTTCAGGCGGTGGTTAAAAACATCCCTGTTGATAAAGTCAATATGCCAACATTGATGCGGCACATTGAAGCAGATTCTTTGGGCATCCGTTTGACTGAAGGGCAAGCCACTGGCGATATTGTTAAGCTCTCAAACGAAATGAACCGCAGGGGCCGTGACCCTGAACTGGCTAATCGTTTTAAAGAACAAAACAATCAACTGGTTGAAAAAATTGGTGAGATTCGCCAAACCGCTGCTCCTGATGTTTATGGCACTAAAACCATTGAAAACAGCCAAGGCGTGATTGACGCTTACAAAGTTTTGGACAAAGAAAAAACCACAGTCATCCGTGATGCCTATAAAGCATTGGAAGACGCAAACGGTGGGCAGTTTCCTGTTGATGGCGTGACTTTGGCTAAAAACGCTGAAACTTTGTTAGGCAAAAAACTAAAGACAGAATTTTTGCCTTCTTCCATTAAATCGCAATTGGATCGGTTTAAAGCTGGCGAGCCAATGACGTTTGAACAGTTTGAAGCTATGCGAACTAACCTTGCTGGAGAGGTTCGTAAAGCAGAACGTTCAGGGGACGGTAACGCAAAGATGGCATCAAGTCTTGTTTTGCAGTCTTTAGAGGATTTGCCTTTACAGCCTGGCGCTGCCGCTAACCTTAAACCAATTGCAGACAAAGCAAGAAGCCTTGCCAAGCAACGTTTTGATATGCTGAAAAAAGACCCCGCTTATCGGGCGGCGGTTGATGATTCTGTTCCGGCTGATAAGTTTATTGACAAATTTGTTATCAAGGGCGTTAACAAAAACCTTGAAACAATGGTCGATCATTTGGGTCGTGGTTCTGAAGCACAGCAACACATGGCTGCTGGCACAGTTAACTGGCTCAGAGACAAAGCGGGTATTGTTGATGAAACAGGAAACTTTGCTCAATCTGGATACAACAAAGCGTTGCAAGAGTTGGACAAAAACAAAAAGCTCAATTTAATTTTTGATCCTGAATCAAACATGAAACTTAAAACTTTGGGTAATGTGGCTCGATATACTCAAGCGCAACCTAAAGGTACTTTTATAAACAACTCCAACACATTGGTTGGCTCACTTGCTGAAAGAGCAAGCCAAGGCGTTGCTATGGGCGTTGAAAAAGGCTTGAACGTAGCTGTGCCAGGTTTGCAACTTGGAACTTCTGTTATGGAAATGAGAGCAAGACGAGCCTTAGAAGCGCAAACCAAAAAAGCACTTGAAACTGGCGCTGGTATTAAATCTGGCAAGACCAAACTTGAAGATGTGGGGAAAGAATAATGGAAACCCAACAACTATTTAACATAGCCGTGGGCTTAGTTGCTTTTTTTGGTGGATGGGTGCTTAACAACATTACCAAAGCCATTGAGCGTCTTGACATAGACGTTAGGGCAATGCCAACTACATACGTGTCCAAGGACGACTACCGCCGAGACATTGACGATATTAAAGAAATGCTTGGCAAAATCTTTGACAAGCTAGATGCAAAGGTAGACAAATGAGCCTTGATCCCGTATCAGCATTGCTAGACATTGGCGGCAAAGTTATTGATCGGGTGTGGCCCGATCCGATACAGGCCGCCACTGCAAAGTTAGAACTTATTAAACTCCAGCAGTCGGGTGAATTAGCGGCTATGGCTGGGCAGTTGGAGATTAACAAGGTAGAGGCGGCAAGCGCCAGCGTGTTTGTTTCTGGCTGGAGGCCATTTATAGGTTGGGTATGCGGCGCGGCTTGCGCTTGGAATTGGATCGGATTAAAGATTGCTTTATTTGCGGCTGCATATTTTGAACATTCTTTGAATTTGGCCCCTGCTGATTTGTCAGAGATGACCCCTGTGTTGATGGGTATGCTTGGCATTGGTGGCCTGCGTACAATTGAAAAGCTGAACGGCGTTGCCCGGACATGAAAGAGAATTTTTACAAAGCCCTTGCTGCCGTCCTTGTTCATGAAGGGGGGTACGTTTTTAACAAACTTGACCCAGGTGGCGAAACAAACCTTGGCTGTACAAAAGCAGTCTGGGAAGAGCATTGTGGTCACATGGTAGATACCAAAACAATGAAAGCCTTGACCCCTGCTGATGTTGGCCCACTTTACAAAACAAAGTATTGGGACAAAGTCAAAGGTGATGACTTGCCTAGCGGGGTTGATTACGTTATCTTTGATGCGGCTATAAACAGTGGCCCAGGTCGTGCCGCAAAGTGGCTACAAGCCTGTGTAAACGTGTATGCAGATGGCGTTATTGGCAATATGACAATACAAGCTGTACGAAATAAAGACCCTAAAGAACTTATCAACGATTACTGTGCATACCGTTTAGCCTATCTCAAAATGCTTCAAACATGGCAAACATTTGGTAAGGGGTGGGAGCGTAGAGTCAAAGAAGTTAATGCAACTGCATTACTGATGTCATAACTGCGTCACAGTGAGCGTTTTCAATACGCTCATGCTTAAACGTGTTGACATCCGCAAAGAATCTGTACAGACGAAATTGTCGGTACTTCAGAATAAGTGCCTACCTTTTGATACGCCGTATGACACAAATTTTGGATCTTGGTGGATTGCTTCTCAAGATGGCGTGGATATTGGCTTTGCGGGGCTTGTGCGTACCGTTAGCTGGATTGATTGTGGGTATTTATGTCGTGCAGGTGTTGTTCCTACTGCTCGTGGACAGGGATTACAGAAAAAGCTTATCCATGTCCGACTTAGACAAGCAAAAACTCTTGGGTGGAAATGGGTCATAACTGATACAACAGATAATCCAGCGTCAGCTAACAGTTTGATTGCCACAGGTTTCAAATTGTTTCAACCAACGAAACCTTGGGGTTTCAAAAACACGCTTTATTGGCGTAGGAAATTATGATGCCAGTAAAAAGATTTTCTGATCAGCAAATCATTAGCGCCATTGAAAACAGCGCTTCGATGAATGCAGCAAGTTTGAGTCTTGGCATGAATTTGTCGGGGTTAAACAAACGCCGTAGACGCATTGAGCAGAGAGAAAAAATAGAAATAAGAGCGCCTAGAGCCACCAAACAATTTGAGCATCTGCAAATAGCTCACATACATCCAACTAAAAAAGACCTTGGCATCTTAAATGGCACAGTTATTGTTTTTAGTGACGCTCATTTTTGGCCTGGGGTGTATACAACAGCATTTAAAGGTCTTTTGTGGGCCATCAAAGAACTTAAACCCAAGGCAGTTATCGCAAATGGAGATATTTTTGACGGGGCAGGTATAAGTCGGCATCCCCGTATTGGGTGGGCCAAAGCTCCATCAGTGATGGATGAACTTAAAGCCTGTACCATCTCTATGGGATACATTGAGGAAGCCGCTAAAGAGGCCCGTCACAACGTTAAACTGATCTGGCCCCTAGGTAACCACGATGCACGGTTTGAAACCTTCCTAGCAGCCAATGCGCCTCAGTATGAACACGTTAAGGGGTTTACCTTGCGTGACCACTTCCCAAAATGGGAGCCTTGCTGGGCAGTTTGGATGAATGAGAACACGGTGGTTAAACACCGATTTAAGGGCGGTATCCATGCTACCCATAACAACACCATGTGGAGCGGCAAGAACATAGTTACAGGCCACCTGCATAGCCTAAAGGTTACGCCATTCAGCGACTATAACGGGGTGCGTTACGGTATTGATACTGGTACATTAGCGGAGCCTTATGGCCCGCAATTTAAAGACTACACTGAAGAAGGCCCATTAAACTGGCGTAGCGGTTTTGCTGTACTGACGTTTGTGGATGGGAATTTGATATTGCCTGAATTGGTAACAACACACGGCCCCGACTCCATTGAGTTTAGAGGCCGTGTGATTAAAGTTACTCTGTAGCAACTGCTTCTTCAGCAACTGCTTCTTCTTCAGTCTCTTCTTCGCCGTCTTCATCTTCTTCAGAATCAACTGCGTCCCAAGCGCCGATCCAGCCGTTTTCTTCCTGAAACTCAATAAATTCCTTCAGGATTTCAATGTGGTCAAAATCGCTTGTCTCAACGGTAACGGTGCTAGTGCCTAACCAGCCGATTGTCATTTCAAATTTAAACATAACAAACCCAATATTCATAACAGCAAAATTGCTGCATAATCATCGTAATTGCATTAAATGACATTTGCAAGACTAAGGAAAATTATGGCTACAAATATGGTATTGACCCGCGAAAAACCAAAGCACTCAGAAGCTAAAGAGTACATCTTTGAGCGCGAACACAAAAAAGAAGCTCGCAAAATAGCTGAACTTGAAAAAGAATTAAAAAAGCATGAGCGCACCGACAT